CACCAGTGCCAGCACCGCCACCGCCGCCGCCACGATTTGCAGTCCCCGCGCTACCGTTAGCATCTGCGCCTCCGTTACCGCCACCGCCAACACCACCAGTCCCAGCCGTGCCAGCGGTGCGCTTACCACCACCGCCACCGCCAGCGTAGTTTACGGATGTGCCAGTGATGGAATTGGCTGCACCAGCGCCACCATTGCCACCAGCAACACCCGCATTGACGCCGACTGCGCTTGCGCCACCACCGCCGCCGCCGCACTGTGCGTTTGCGTCGGATGTGCTGTTTTGACCAGTGCCACCAGCGAACCCTTGACCCGATGTGCCAGCGCCGCCAGCGGTTGTTCCAGCAGCAAATGAGCCAGAGCCACCGCCGCCTGATGCACCAGCGACACCTGCGCCAGTGCTTACACCACTACCGCCACCACCGCCGCTTGCCGTTACGCTTAGTGCGGATGAAGCGGAACCAGAATTTCCGTTGCCGTTACCTGATTGTGCAGCACCACCAGCGCCAACCGTGATTGTGTAGGTTGTTCCAACCGCTAAAGGTGAAGTGCCTGACAGCAAACCACCAGCACCACCGCCACCAGTCCCCATATTGGTGTCGTTTGAACCACCAGAACCGCCACCACCAACAATAAGATAAGATGCGGTTGCCGCATTAAGCGCAACTGTGCCGAAAATTGCGTTCCATGTGTTTGTGGCTGTTTTCATCAATTGCACCGATGTGCCAGATGGTATTTGCGCCGATGATAAAGCTGTTATGCTACCAGCGGGAATAATTGAAACACCAGAAATGGATAAACCAATTTTCGTTGTCCCCATATTCACAATGGTAACTGATGCACCAATCGGGAAGGCCACCGACGCATTGGTGGGAATAGTGATTGTTTGAGGGCCAGTGTTGCTGGAATAAATATGCTTGCCAGCATCGCTTAATTGCAGCGTGTAATTTCCGCTTTGAATGTTTTGCGGGTAAATAGCCGTCCCAGATGTTCCTGCGGCTCCGGCTGGCCCCATAGCAAACGTAACCCACTGCGATGTAGTTCCGTCATTATAATAAATATATGGGATGCCAGTCGTGCTATTCCACCAAACCGAACCCTCTGTTGGAGATGTTGGCGCTGTTTCACTGATAGTAACGCTTGCACCGCCTCCAGCCGCAGGGCTTGATACCCAGCCAGTGCCGTTACTGGTCAGGACGTTACCCGCTGCGCCAGCCGACGTTAAACCCGTTCCACCCTTGGTAGCAGGAAGCGTTCCGTTGACGCCATCGGTCAGCGATACTGTGTTCTTTTCCCAAAGGCCCGTCGTGCTGTTGAATACGATGGTTTGCCCGTTGCTTGGCGAAACAGCCGCAACATCATGCAGTTCATCTAGTTCGTATCCGTTCTGCACGGTGACGAACAAGCGGCCAGCGGTGGCATGGCTTTTGATGCAACGCGCCACATAGACCATGTGAATTGGGGCGACAGGCTTGGTCGCCGTCAACCCACCAGCCGTCGTGCCGGAAAGGTAAAGCTGTGCGCCAGCAGTAAATGCAGATGTGTTGATGTTTTCAATGATGCCAAGGCTAGTGACCCAGCCCTCCGCTCCATCAGCGATGGCTTCTGCAACAATGCCAAGCGTCCGTGCAGATGTTGCGTCACCCGTGGCAAGCGCCAAAGCAACTGTGGGACGCTGCCCCTGCGCTCCGTTGCTGTAAACGACCTGTCCTTTGCTCAATGCTGCGCCAGTGCCGTTATAGACCAGCACCTGTTGCGATTGCCCTACCTCTTGAACGACATTGCCGCCCTTAAGCGTGTATGACAGGCCACCTTCGCCATCGTTGAAATATAGGCGACCAGTGGCGGGGGTGACAGTCGCCGTCGTGTCAAACTGCACAAAGTCAGGCGATGATATGCCGCCCGTGATGCCTGTCAGTGATGTAATATCAGCGTTAGCACCTGATGCAGCAGCGCCAAGGTTTGACCGCGCATTTACCGCCGTGGTCGCGCCAGTGCCTCCATTGGCAATGCCAAGTGTGCCAGTGATTTGCGTCGATAGGTCAATGCCTGACAATGTGCCGCCAAGCGTTAAGCTGCCGGATGATGTGACCGTGCCTGTCAGCGTCAGGCCATTAACTGTGCCTGTGCCAGATACCGAAGTGACTGTGCCGACGTTGCTTGTGTAGCCAGCAGGGTTGCTTGCGTTGTATGGCGTATAGCCCAAGCCGCCTGTGATGTCGCCAGATGTAAGCGCCAACGTGCCACCAAGGGTTATTGAACCAGATGTGGTTACTGTGCCTGATAGCGTCAGTCCGCTGACACTTCCCGTCCCTGAAACGCTTGTGACAGTTCCAGAGCCGCCGCCACCGCCGCCGCCAATTTCGACGATGCTTTGCGTCCCATCGTCTTTTTTCAGGAACAGCTTGCCGTCATAGGTGTTGATGGCGAGTTCGCCCAACGCAAGGTCGTTAATCGCAGGAACCTTCGCGGGAACCGCGCTTCGCTTAAACTTCATCAACGCCATGTGGCTTCCCCTTGTTGCTATATAGCTGGGCTAATCTTTAATACGTTCCGCCGTCAAAAATGCCAGCGCCATTTTTCCATAATGATGTGGCTGCATCATACTGCAAAACATCGAAGTCGGAAACATCTGTTATCAAGACATCTGTTAAATCCGCCAGCGACGTTGCGCCACCACCACCACCACCGCCGCCGTAAAAGCCGCTGACCTTCGGCTTGGGCAGTTCAATCTGAAACTCTTGCCCGTCGGTCAGTGTTATCCAGAAAGACGTGTCGTCGCGCTGTTCCACCAGTGCGATGCCAACACCGTCGGAACCAGCAGGGCCAGCAGCACCATCACGACCATTGCGACCATCGCTGCCATCACGACCATCAGCACCATCGCGGCCATCGCTTCCAGCAGGGCCAATAAGTGAAGCACGGTTGACTTCAAACCAGACATCAACGGCAAGCTGTATTTCCTCATCTGTGGGTGGGCGTCCTTGCTGTCCGTCCTGTCCGTCGCGTCCGTCCTGTCCGTCGGCTGGCTGGGTGATGTTTTCTTGCAGCCAAGCGACAGCAGCAGACTTGATTTGTTCGTCAGTAATAGGAGGTGCATCTTCGCCCCGTTCACCTTGTGGGCCAGCTTCGCCTTGTGGCCCCGCTATCATCGTGCGTGACATAGCATCGTTGGTGCGCTGATTTAACGCAGCAACGGCCTCCACTAGCGAGGCAATAATTTCCTCGCTGATAGCCATTCTTAAAGCCCCAAACGGCTGCGGATGTTGTCAAGCAAGCTGTTGTCAGGCGCGACTTCATCAGAAACGTCAGGCACTTCTTCGTCAAAGCTTGGGCCAGCGTCCGCCAACTGCGCTTCGTATTCTTCAAACTCCATGTCAGGCGAAATCAGTTCACCGCGCTGGAAGTTTTCGAACAATACCGAAAGCGGCATTGCATCGCCTTGGTATGCGCCAAGCAATGCGGTGACCATCTGTGGAGCCATCCGTGCAGCGCCAAAGTCGGTGTTCAGGCTAAATTCTACGTCCTGTGGTGCGCCAACCCATTCAGCCATCCAGTTCAGTGCGCGTGTGATAGCGTCCGATGCAGAACGGCTGATTGACGCAAGCACTGACCGTTCGCCAGCGGTCTTTAATTCGACTGTCCCAAAGGCTTCAGCGGTGCGCTTATCGTCGGCAAGCATTCGTGCGCCAAGCACTGCCATGCGTTGCTCTTTGTCCTTCAGGGCTTCGCGCAGTGTCTTCAAGCCATCGCCCTTAAATTCAAGGTAACCAGCGTTGGCGGCAGGGTCAGGGAATATCCATGCGCTCATTGAGCCGACAGAAAGCGTTGCGCCTTCTGGAAGCTGCACACCCGCAACGTATGGAGTAGGCAAGCCAGTGAAGTGCAAGCCATGCTCATAATCTGCACTGTTGCGATAGTGACCAAGGTTCGTATCCACCAAGTCGAGCAATGGTGGTTTCTGCACTGTGGCAGTCGCGCTGTTCGCACCAAGGATGACGAACGGGATGTAGCGCAATGTGCTGCCGTTTCGTGTGGGCAGCACTTCGCTAATCAGTTCGTTGTCGTCGGTCATCACGCGAACGCGATAGCCTTGCTCCGTCAGGTCAAGGACGCGATACTGCGTTACCTGATTGGTGGTAAATTCGTTTTCCTGCACATCGACAGTTTCTTTAAGCACCACAAGCGTCAGAACCTGTGCGCCGTTGATGTAGCTGACGCGCCAGTTAATGATGCTTTCCGCTGTGTAATAGCGCAAGAATGGGCGGATGTTTAACGCTTCAGCAGCGGCAATGGTGATGTTGGTCGGCGCATTGGCTGGATAATCGACCATGATGCCGACGCGACCAACGGCAATTTGTTGCTCCACGACCTGTTCGCTAAATTCACGCAGATTGTCGCCAGCAAGCGTGATGTCTTCAGCATAAGGCTCAATGGCGGTGGGCAGCTTGTAAACAGGGTCTTTAGCAAATATCATGCCCGTGAAGGCGTCGAGCGTCCGTGCGCTTGCGTTGAAGAAGCCAGCCCGTTCTTGATACGTCACATATTCAACATCCGTCTGGCCTGTCAGCCGTGGCAGATAGTTGTTCGTGTCGAACGATGGGTTGTAAAGGCTTCCAGTGTATCGCGTATTGCTGACATAGTTCTGGATTAAAGCGTCACGCCCAGCGATGACATCGCGGCAACGCTTCCACTTAAAGCGGTTGGCGTCATATTCGGTGTTGGTGTTGGAGACAGACATTTACACCCCAGAAATTTGAGCAAAGGATACCGTTCCTCTACCGATAGCATATTTATATGCAATAAAATAGCCGATAGCATCATTCAGATGGTCAAAGCCGCTTGATTTATCTGGCTCACCATTTTTGGCGTATGCTTGTCGCTCCAGACCTTCAATGACATTGGGGCATTTGTCAGGGTTGACCAGCAGCCGACGTTTGCCTTGGCTGTAAATCATCTGGTTCACTGCCATCAGTCTATCTTTGACCGCAGGGTTTTTACTATTTGCCAACACCGTGAAACCAGCCGAACGAAGCAGCGTCAAATCTGACAGGCTGGCGTTGACGCTCTTGGTAGCCCCGCCTGATGCGTCTGGGTAAACCGTGATTTGGTGACCAGCGTATCGCTCCTGCAATATGCGTATCAGCGTCGGCGTATCCCGCACACCCGACAATTCATCCAGTGCCAGCGGGTCGTTGTTCCGTATCACGCACACGACTGCGCTCATGTTGTTGACGTTAAAGTCAACACCGATGTGCAGCGGTTCGCGTTGCTCAATGGTCGCAAACGTGATGTTCAGCTTGCGGTCAAATTCTGGGTATATGCTGCCAGCGGTCAAGTTGACAAATTCGCCATCCAGATATGCAGCCAATAGGTTCGCCGTATAACTGTTCTGTAGGTTCTTGATGTAATCTTCGGGCAGATTGGCTGCGTTGTCGGATGTCTTGGCTTTGTAAAGCGCATATCCTTCAGCGGAATTTTTGACCCAGCGGTCATAAACAAAGCGGAAGCCTTCAGGTGTTGTGCCGACGCTCACTGTGTTCTTTACGGGCTTGCCAGATACCGTGAATGCCTTTTGGCGGTTACGGGCAATAATCTTGTTCCACACCGCACGAGCCTTGTCGGTGGGCAGTGTATCCAGTTCGTCCACATGGCTGTGCGCCACTTCGTAACCGACGATGCGGTCAGGTTGTTCCATGTTGCGGAATATGATGCGGCCCAGTTCCGTTTCCATCACCGCCTTTTGCTGGTTCAGCTTGTATGGAATGCCGTTCTTTTCAAAGAGGGCAGGGAAGCGTTGGAATGCGATGTCTTCAATCAGCGGATAGGTCGGAAGGTAATACGCCACATCCTGATACGGGCAGTATCGTTTGAGCCGCATGATACGGGCAATGCCAGCAGCCGTCTTCCCAGAACCAAAGCCACCAACAAAGGCGGGGAATGGCTCTTGGCTAAATACAAAGTCGCGCTGGCTTTCGGTAAAC